CTTCATTAGCTCCAGTATTAGGATAAGTAAAAGTGGTACTATTGGTAACTGTAACTGTAACATCTGAATCATTATAATCAGAACCGCTTAATCCAGATATAGTAGCTATTTCTCCTGTTAAAAGACTATGTGATGAACCACAAACAATAGTGGCTACGTTAGTAGCTCTAGCTCTTGTTGATGTTGCTATACCTGAATAATTTGATATTTTCATAGTCATTTTTTTATCCCCACACGCTTTGCCACATTTGACTCCACCAACTTTTCCTTGTTTCTTCGTGATTATGATAATCATAAGAAACGTTAGCGTTTGCCATGATATCTCTTTGCATGTGTTCCATACCGTAGAGTTCTCCTGATTCAATATCTACTCTCGCTGTTTGTTCCGGGCCATAACCGCTAGTAATCCTGTCAGCGTATTTGTTTTGTAAATCCATAAGCTCTACTGGTTCAGCGTTAGTGATTTGACTTATAGCACTTCCCCCTATTGGTACTGGTGTTCCTTGCCCTGCTTTGGTAGAATCTATTAAAGCATTAGCTCCTCCCACTGTTGAAACATAAGATATTCCTAAACCAGCCATTATTCCTCCTATAACTCCTAACGCTGAAAGTAACGCTGCGCTAATAGTAGCTCCTCCCAATAAAGTAATGAAATTTGACATAGCCAATATCCCGCTAAGAACCGCAGGAGCTAAAGCTAAACCCGCAACTATACCTAAAAATAACCCTGGATGATCAGCAGCCCAAGTTCCTACCTTCTCAAGAACAGGCCACAACTTCTCACCCACAGCTTCAGCCCAGTCAAGAAATTTACCAGCTACTTCAGCTATTTGTTCTTTGTTGTTACCGACCCATATAGCTAATTTGTCAAGCCAAACAGCCACTCTTTCGAATGCGGGAGCTAGTGCTTCTCCTAAACTCATTTTTAGTTTCATCATAGAAACACTCATTTTTGCTAATGCTGGAGCAACAGCAGGTGCCTTACTAGCCAAAGCAACAAGAGCACTCCCTCCTGCTAATCCTAGAAATATAAGTTTTTTAGCCAATCCAGAAACCGTAGAAGCAACTCTTCGCATATCGCCGCCGAAACTCTTGGCTTTCCCTTTTACACCGTCAAAACCTTTCTTGACTCTTTTCACTCCCTTGTCTATCTCAGTAGTGTCCATGGTTCCTTTGAGTTTCATACTCCATACATTGCTTCCTTTGCTTACTGCAGCCATTTATTTAAACCTCACTTTGTTCATTAATTCTTGGACCTTTCTGTTTCTTTGCTCTTTCATAGCCACAGCGCTTTTGACTGCCATGACTTCTTGTAGTTCGCTGAGTTTGCCTTTATTAAACTCTGTTGTGCTGATCCCGCACTCGAAGGCTATGGTTCTCCACCATATCAACAATTGTTGTTTGTCTTTAATGACGAATCCTTCTTGACTATGCTCGATCAGCGCTATTAGTTTTTTATTGCTTTTTCGTCCGGACTATCAATTTCTTTGATAGCGTTTATTAGTTTGTCCATCATTCCAGGTGTTAGTTTCCCTAGGAATAAATTTCTTTCTTCTGAGTTTAATTTTATCCATTCCTTGTCAACTTTGATCACTTCATGAATCAATTCTTTACTATAAGGAACTTTCAAAATATTATTTAGTTTTTTCTTATTGTATTCTCCCCAGTCAACTACTGTTGCTTTGGTTTCTGGATCTATAGTCATAATGTCTTTTAACCATTTTGTCTCGTCACCGCCTGTTGTTGGTTTGAAGAGAAACTCTCTTCCTTCAATATTTATTTTTACTGTTTCTTCTGTAACAAAGTCTTTTTTATATTCCATTTTATTCCCCTTAATAATTATTTAGTACGCAGAAATATCGTCACGACTCACAATACTCGTTATGCTATCTGCGCTCCACACTACATCCACGTTAGTTACTCCTTCTAAATTAGTACTTGATACTGCTCCTAAAACATAAAAACTACCGAACGTTATTAATAACTGGTCGTCTCCTGTCCCATCTCTATCGAACAATAAAGTGTTTGTTCCTGAGACTACAGTTCCTGCGTTCCAATGATCGAACATTGTTTTGTCTGAAATATTAACGTTGAATCGTCCGCTTATTCTGAAAGTAATAGGAATAGGTTCTCCTAACAAATCATCGTATGTTGTATTGCAGTATCTTGAATCGTTATCATTAATACCCGCTTCGAAGCTTATTTCTCCGTTGTTTACTTCTTTGATCTCTGTTCCTCCGAGAGTCCACTTGATCATCCGGTACTGGAAAGGTTCTTTAGAAATATTCCCTGCTGTGATAGTAGTTACTGTGCTTCCTTGTGAAACGTCTTGAGCCATGCATCCTAATGCTACTCCTATGAATCCTTCAGTTCCTTCTCCTGAAGCTTTAGAAAAACTTATCGTAGCGTTCTTAACAAAATTCCCTATTGTGGTAAGTACATGAGAAGTAGTTGCTCTTTTTGCCCATTCTAAATTAAAAGATTGAATAGTATTTCTCATAGTAAAAGTATGAGTCTTTACAGTATCATCAGTTCCATTAGCAACTGCGAATATGTATTTAAGAAACAACCAATTAACAGGTGAGAAGTTCATATTGAAAGGTAAGCTCTGAGGTCCTACTACTCTTCCTTGGACTAGACGATCGTCTGCTCCTGCTGTTAGTTTCTCTTGCCATCCTTTGCTCCAATCACCGGCTTCAATAGTACAATTTAATCCTACTATTTCTCCGTCTGCCATTGTTCCGCCAGTAGCGTAACTTGTTTCTGCAATCCAGCTCATTCTCTCCCTCTTACCAATAAGCCACTCATTAAAAACCACTTGTATCACCTGCTTTACATGTTATTTGATTATTCATTTTTTTGACCTCATTTGTTTATGTTTTTCTGCATGGCACTTGTAGCATACAGCTATTAAATTTTTTATATCATTGTTTGTTCTGTTTCCATCTATATTATGAATGTTAATATTTGTTTTTCTTTCTTTTAAAAGCTCTCTTTCTCCTATGAGATTCTTCCTATGCTTATTCCTCGCATGATAAACTCAACTGTTTTATGATAACATTGCAACTCGTCATCGAACGGTAAGTCAGGAGGCATGCCCACAGGATCATAACCATAAAGCGCAGGGAATAACTCTGATTCGTTGTTTTCAAATGCTTTAGTTATTTCGTAACTTAAATAATTAGCAAGATCCTCACCTGTGAATTTCTTGCTGTTGATAGTGAATATTTGATTATCTTGTGATTCTTTAGTCCATACATCTACTTGAAATCTAGGGATGCCTTCTACAGGTGCCTCGTAGTTTCCTAGTCTTGATCCTACGTTACCTACTACTAAAATGTTTATTCTTGGGAATTGCAAAGAAGTAAGTTTTTTTCTTGGTTTGTCTGTGAAGATCCAATTACTTGTTGTTTCTCCATAAGTAATAACAACAGCTTCCGCTCCTGTCATTCCTGTGAAAAAAATAATTTTTTCTAGTTTGGAATCTATATAATAATCCTGCCACTTAGTCTTGGCTGTTCCATCTACAGTAACGCTTATTACATGAGATAAAGAATTGTTAGTACTAGGAGTTAATGCGAAAATCGTTTGAGATGCTGTTGCTGTAAAGCTATCAGAAGTAGAAGTGATCCTTCCACGAGGGTCTGTAACGTTTTTTCTTAAAAAATCTTCTATTATATTTGACGGGTTTAAGTACATTTTCGCCTCCTGGCATTCGTGAGATCATCACCTCTTGGTTTCTTCACACTATTTGTTGAGTAGTTATTTATTTAAACTTTTTTATGGTAGAACAACTATTGACCGAAAACTTGTTTTTTAATCAAAGGTAACCACTTGTATTTTACTTCATGAAGGGCAGGGCGGAAAAAAGGTCGGGCAGGCGTTCCTTTTTTAGAAATCTTATTACGAACAGCATAAGCTGCTTTTGGGTCTCCGAGAACTCGCCCAGCCCAACCCAATAGGGGAGAGATTGGTACCATGTGAGGTTTTGTTCCGTACTCTAAGTGTATTCCATAGTTTACTCCGTCTGTTAAAGTATAATTATCGTGTCCT